GCGGGGAAAGCTTGTTCAGGTAGAACGCGCTCGCAATGGTCTGCTTCAGGTCGGCCCGAAGCTCCAGGCCAATGGGGAAGCCGCCGCGATCCTGGAAGATAGGCCGCAGGGCCGCACCCATCTTCTCGTCGTAGTCGCGGTCAACCCAGGTGATGCCATCACTACCAAGATCGATATCGGTTCTCACGGCCCGCTCAGTTGCGATCAGTGGTGGTCGGGAATAACGCTCACCGGCCTCCAGCAGCGTGTGGGTCATGGCCTGGATCAATCTAGCATCAGGCAGTGCCACCACGGTGGCGGGCGAGTAGGCGTACTGTGAACCAGAGATCGTCTGGAACCGAGGCACGGCGTACCCGATCTGGCGCTTGCCGACAGCCTCGATGAAGTGGTGGTTTTTCACATCCAGGTAGATCGACACAAACGGGAACCGGGCGCTGATCTTCTCGTCGCCATACATCTCAGAGGGGATGACAATGTGCCGGACTTCGATTTCCTGGAAGGGGTTGTTGGCGCAGTCCTTCACCACAGACTCGTGGAGCTTGTCCGCGCCGAAGGTGTTTTTCAGATCCTGGTAGGTCGGCTTCCACTTGCGGTGCAGGCCGGCCACTGATCCGGTTTCGTCCTCGAACCAGGCACAATCTCGGAGGTGCCAGCAGCGGAACAGCAGGCCATTGCGAAGCTTGTTCAGCTCAATCGATAGGACGCACTGACCGAAGGTGACGTAATCATGGTCGCCCTCTTTGGTTGCCCTGGTGAAGTTGGCCTTGCGCTCATTCATGAAGTAATACATCCGGCTGGTGGCCCACTCCATCCACATGTTGCCGGTGTAGTCGGGCTCGCCGTTGGTCTTCATCTTGAACCAGTTTTGATACCGCAGCATGGCAGACAGGCTGTTGCCCATGTCGCGGCGGGCGAGAACGGGGTATGAGTCAATAAGCTGATCGGCCAGCTCCTGGCCCTGGTTGCGGACGTTGGTGAAGTCAGCTCGCTCGGGATAGAAGTTTTCCGCAAGGTCTTGCCACAAAGGCAGCATGCGGTACTGGCGCTCAAACAGGTGATTGCCCTGCTTGATCAGATATTCCTCGGTAAGCTTCACCCCAGGTTGCCTCCAGAGAGAACAGTTCCGGCCCGGCCTGCATTGGCATAGCTGCGGGCATAACGGCGCTCATTGGCCAGCTGAACTGATTTGTCATCAGGAATGGGGGCGACCGGCTTAGGCTGTGGCGATTCCATCTTCGGCATCTTCATATCCATACCGAGGGCACCCTTCAAGTCTCCAGTCAAAAGAGATCCGACCTTGCCGCCGTAACCGATATCAAGCGGATCAACCACGGTCGATACCGTTTTTTCGAGAGTGTCTTTTACCTTGCTCATTATCCCAGCCTCTCTGAAATTACAGTTGGATTATTAGCGAGCTGCCGGCGGCGAATGCGCTCCTGGCGCACCTCCTCAGTGTCTCCTGAGTAAGCGTATCGTTCGATAGGCTCTCTGATCCGGGCGGCTTCAGCGGATGCCTCTGCGCGGGTTCTAGCGGCCTCGCCTGCAGTAGCTATGGCGGGCATCGCTGCTTGTAACATATTAGCGCCGGGGCGGCGGCGCATGGTGTAGGGTCTGGGCATTATCGTCTCCTGGAGTACGAGCTTGATCGCCTTGGCAGTGACTTTACATCAGGTTGACGCCAATTACGATCCCTCTCATGTTGAGTGAGCCCGGGGAACAACGCGGTGAAAGCCCATACCGCAGCGTCCGCCCGGTCAGGTGACCTCAGCCCCATGTAGCCGGAGGTGGTCATCCCACAAAACTGATCCTCGATCTCCGGGAAATATCCCATGTGGTGGATCTTGCCCTGATTATACAGCGCACTGATGGGCTCTGCACGAACCACCTTGCCACGGCTGGCGGTGACAGAGTCGTAGGGCAGGTCGGGGTTGGCTGTCCTGATAGTGTGCTCAACCATCGCGCCACCGAAATTACGCTCCCCGACAATCATGTCAGCCTGGTGGCGATCAAAGGCGGTGTTGGCGATATCGGCCCAGGTTGCCGGGTCGAACCGGCCACTGAGATCCTCCATCAGGTAGCCATGGCCATCGGTGCCCAGGCCGGCGACCACGATACCCACCTCATCACTGCGCTCGTCCTCCTCGCCCTCACAGCCACTGGGGTCAATGGCGATCACGATGCGCTGCATATCCGGCAGGCGGGAGCCGTCCAGGATGCGGTTGGTAGCGAGGACATCCTCCGTCCACAGCGCACCATCGGTATCGTCGGCAAACCGGCCCAGGAGGAAACGGTTGCGAGCTTTCTCCGGCATCCCCTCCAGCAGCGCCAGGTACTTGGGATCGAGGTTTTCTTTGTTGTCGTAGGGGTTGATCAGGTAGAAGGCGTAGTCGTCCTCGTTCCGCAGGGCTCGCTTGGTCTCGGGATCCTTCTTGTCGATGAATACCCGGTATGTCCAGTGCTTCTTGCTCGGCGGGTTGAAGTCGTAATAGCACTTGAGCGTCAGATTCTCAGTCTTCTGGGCCAGGCGGGAGTGGGCCAGGATCACTGACTGATACGGGATCTGGGAGCACTCGTTGAAGTACAGGGTCGCGTACTCCTTACCCAATACCTTCTCGACCCGCTCCTTGTCGTCCAGACCACCGAACCATATCTCCGACCCGTTGGGCAGGGTCATAAACCAATCGGTGCGATCAATGCTGGCCTTGGCCCTAAGCCCAGGGAAGCAGAGATCCATCACCTTTGGCAGGGTCTCCAGGACGATAGATTGTTTGCAGGCGTTGAACCGGAAGCGGAATATCGCATGCCTGGAGCCGGCTGACTTCATGGCTCGGATCAATACAGCCCTAACTAACAGAAATGTTTTGCCGCTTCGACTGCCTCCCCCCAGCGCGATATGGGTAGCATCCGACACCAGCTTGTCCATGGCCTTGTCTTGGGCCGGGGTCAGCTTAAACTGTGGCTGGGAACTCAAAGCAGCGCACCCTCGATTCTGGATTCATATTGATCACTCTGATGCCTGCCTTCTTGAGTTGCAAGACAGCCGACTCAAACAGATCAGGTAGGTGCCGCAGTTTCCCAGGCTTGCCGCCGGTCGCTCTATCCTCCTGGGTGCCATCAACGCCATACAGGTGAATCTCCTCGGGCCGCATATGGTAGGCCCAGTTCAGCGCACCGAACGCGCTGTTGCCGGAGTTCACCGTCCCAGGATCTTCACTCAAGCCGGTGACCTTGGCCATGATGTGCTTTTGCGACGACAGGATGGGGCCACCAACATGGGCCGAGACGTTTTTGCGGGCAACCTTCTTGACGTAATACGGGAGAAACACCCGGCCCTCGTGCTTCTGATCCCAGCCGCAGATGTACTCCACCCCCGGCACCGGCCTTTGTATCAGGTATAGGTTGAGCGGGGATGGGTCAACAGTGAACCAGATATGGGGCGTCACCAGTTTTATAGCCCCGTTCACCGCGATGATTATGTCCGCAGTGATATCTTGATGCTTCAGAACGCTCGGGCCGGTGGCCACGATGGCTACTGTCCCGACAGGTGACGCCATGCCAACCCTTCCTTGATCTCGTCCAGGCTCCACTGGGAATAGCCTAGCATTGAGCAGAACACTGTGCGGTCAGGGGCCTCCAGGCGGAACACATCGTCGATATCATTCTGAGCGATATCGTGGGCGATTGAACCTTTGTCAGCGACGATTGTCGGCACCCCGGCGATAATCCCATCGACCGCGCTGGTGCTGTTGAAGGTGACCAGGCAGCGGGCATCATCCAGGGTTTTCTCCAGCGTCCTGAAGTCCAGGTATTTCGCATCGATGCCGAACTGGTGCGGGTCTTTGTCCATGGGGTGAGGCCGGAACATCACCTTCAGGCCGCGCTCCTGGTAATAGCTGAAAACGTATTTCACCCAGCCAATGAAATCAACGTCCTGAACCTGGGTGTCACGCGGAAGCTGGCCGCAGATAACAATCGGGCCATCATGCCGGTAACGCCAGGGCTTCAGCGGAATACCAAAGCTCTCCCACCGGTCAAATGGGACGGTGCGCTCGCAGAAATACGCATGCCCAGCCTGGCCACCCCAGCCGATCTGCCAGTATTCGCCGCGCTTGACGAAGGCGCTCTCGACCATGATCAAGCGCCTGCCGCTGTGCCGGGCCAGGATCTCACCCTTGGGCCAGGTCGCCTGGTAGGCATTCTTCTTCGCGCCATAGATCACCGCGATATCACACTCTTCGTAATCTCGGGCATCCTTGACGATAGCGCCAGGGATCGATGACGCAAATGCCTTGAGCACCATCTGGTGTTCCTGGTTGTAGTCCGGCACGTAAACAACAATCTTTGGCATCTCAAGCTCTCTCCTATGCGATAACACTTGAATTGCCCGCGACCTTCGGCGCGGGAATGGAGGTGTTATTTTGCCTTCGCCACAGCCACCAGGGTGCGGCCATGCAGTATCTCGAAGCTGACCTCGGATGAATATTCATACTTGCCGATCTGGCTGCCCATGCGGATGACTTCCCAGCCGCAGGACTCCATGCCGATCGTGACTGGGAAAC